TTTTTGTTGTTCTTGCGTTAGCTTTGAACCAGCTTTAATTTCTTCATAGTATTTAGACTTTTGCCCGTCTAAGTGGCTTTTAGCGCTGGCAACTTGCTCTTTAAGCGCTATTTTTTTCTTTTTAACATCTCTTTCTTCATCAATTTCCTCGTCATACGAGAATGAATCATCAATTAAGAATTCTATTTCGTCTGAATCTAAATGAGATTTTGTTTGCTTGTAGTATTCTCTTAACACCGTCATATCATCGTAACTAGTATAATCTTGGTTAAGACGTACGTAGTCTTCTAAAGTACCACCAGTTTCTTCCATAAACTCTACAACTTTTTGTAGGTTTTCAGGTAAAGCTTTTCCAGTTTCCTCTGCTTCTGTTTTTGCATCAACTAAATCTTCTGTTAAAGCCTCAGCTTCTTCTTTAACCTCTTCTTCAGTTACTTCTTCTAATACTGGGGTTTCTTCTTGTGCTTGTTCTTCCGGTTGTACTTCTTCTTGTTTTTCTGTGGTAGCGGCATCTTCATTGACTCCAGCCACTCCCTTGTCGTCAGGGTTATCTTCTTTAGTTTCATTTTCTTGGATTGGTGTTGGTGGTTTATTTAAATCAATTTTAATAACACTATCGTCCTCAGCGCTTTTAAAATTTGTTTCATCAACTGTTTCCACAGTTGGTTGTGTAGTTTCTTCAACTACTTTGTTTTCTTCTTCCATAATATAATATAATAGTTAATAATTTTTTTACATAGTGTCTGCTAGGTTGAAGTCGCCACCTATACTATCATTACCTGCAGACTCAAAGTTTTTAGGTGATTTACCGTTATTTCTTTGATCTATCATTTCGCTTTGTTGTGTGGCTTGTATTTTTGTTCTTTGGTCTTTACGATCTTCTTTAGTACTTTCTTTAGTATTAGTAGAATCTACTTCCATTTGTTTAAGCTGCATGTTCATATCAAACTCCATTTGCATTAGTTCTTTTTTGAAAGCAACTTCTTGTTGCATTTTTTGAGCGTCTAATTGTGCTTTAGTTTGTAATAAACCAATTTCCATTTGAGACTTAGCTTGATCTTTCTGCATTTCAGCTTGTGAAGCTGCTGCTGCTGATTGTTGATTAGCTTGCGCTTGTGCTTGTATGTTTTGCTGCTGCATAGCTTGATCTTTTTCTAACTTTTTAGTTCTACGTATTTTTAAAAGCTGATTAGCAAGTTTTACATTTTTTAACTCTCTAAGATCAATAGCGTCTGCAAGTTCAATTAATTGTTGTTGCAAAGCCATTTGTATATTGTTTTCAAGCATTGCTTTTTCTTCTTCATCTGGCATTAATTCTATAAATATACCAAAGTCATACAAGTGTAAGTTTTTCATTTCTTCTAATGTAGCTACGTTGTGATTTCCTATAGCTTGTATAAAAGCATTTTTTGTTGGAGAGTACTCTAGTATGTCAGATATTCTAAGAGATAATTGTTCTGCAACTTCAGATGTTAAAAATAAACCAGCTTGTAATATATGTCTAGTAGCTGTATTTGAATTAGCTGCTGCTAGTTTCTGTACACCAACTAAAGCATTTTTATCAGGTGTTGCAGCATCTCTAGCCTCGTTTAATCCGGTTGTATCTCTTATCATTTGTAAATAATAATTATACGTTTGAATTAAAGTTTGCATTTTTTGACCACCAGAACCTGATTGTATTTCTTGAATAGGCACTTTACCAGGATTCATATCTCCTTCAGAAGTCATTGATCTACCTATAACAGATCCTGTTTGGAAAAACATGTTTAATGCTTCTTGTGGACTGTAGTTAGTTCCGTTACCTAAATCTATTTCAGCTAAACCATCTGCGTCTAAATAAACTCCATCTGGAACCATACGTGATAATACTTGTTGTAGTTTTAAATGCGTAAGCTGTATCATATCAGCAAAACCAGTAATTCTTTTTACAAGTGATTCTATTTTTCCATTATACATTCTTGGAGCAACAATAGCATAGTTCATTCTACATTTTGTATAATCACTTTTAGATCTCATCATGTTTTTAGCTAGCTCCCACTTAAGTAATCTATCAGTACCTAATATCATAGCTCCTTCATATACGCACTCTACAGATTTTTGTAGTTTTCCAAACCCACCTTCCATATCTTCTGGTGGATTAAAAGTATCATCTTTAGGTAAAATTTTATCAGCACCTGAACCAGTTTCTTTTACCTTGTAAGTTTCGTTCATATAAGTTTTATAATTAAAATATAAAACTTGAACAGTGTTGTTGTCAAACTTTTCACGATTACTAGTAGCATTATTATAACTTCTAACGTTGTGAGATTTGTTTTTTACAATATCTTCTAAATCTTCTTGAGTTAAAAATGGAAATTGTTTTACTAATTCGTTTATTGGTATATCTTTAACCTCACCAACATAATATATATCGTCAAAATATGGAGAGTCACTATAAGAGTAGACTAAACTAGCTGGATCAACATAATCAATAACAACACCCTCTGATGTGTTAAAAGAAGTTTTAACAGCACCTATACCTAAAACTGTTAGATCGTAATAAAATTGTTTTTTAGTTAACTCATACTTGTTACCTTCCATTAAAACGTTTAACGCTTGTTCTTCTGCTAACTCCACGTTTTGTTTGTAACTAAGCTGCATGTGTAATTCTAACTCCTCTTGAGTATCAGGCAGATCTTCTTTATTGTTTTCGTAAAGATCTATGTTAAACTCTGTTTGAGCCATATCATTAAACTCTCTTGTTTGCATATCTCTTAATACAGATTCCATATACTCTGTACGTTTTGTTACACCATAAGGATCTTGAGAAAAAGCTTTTATATCGTAAGTTCTTTCAGCAATACCATTAACTACTATATCTACAAACTTAGGTATAATAGGTACTGGTTTCCAGTCTAAATTAAGATAGGACAAATCACCATTTATAGATAACTCATCCTTATATTTTTGTATTGATTGCTCTCCTCTAGCGTATAATCTTAAATTATGAAAATCATTGTGATTTGAACGGTATCTACTAGTACCATTATCCATATAAAACCACTCGTGCTGAATAGCCTTACCAACTTTAAGACCATACTCATAACTCATTTTTTCTAAGTCGCTTACAACTTGGCTTGGAAAATAACTATTTATAACAGACTCTGCCATATTATTCTTTGATTAATTTAGATGTATCACCTTTGTTTGTATATCTTGCAATACTTATGTTTAATTTTGATTTTTCTACTTTTGCGTTTGGCGCGTAAAGATGTCTGTTGTTAGCCATAATAGCTAAACCAGAACTAATAGACGCATCATGCTTTGTTCTTTTGTTTATATCGAATCTTGCCCAGTCATTTAATAACTCATTAAAATAACAATCACCAAATGACCCGTCTTGACCTATACCAACATGTGCTTGAATATACATTTCAATAGCAGCGGCGTGAGCTTGTTTTATATCTTCACTTGAATTAGGTATTCCACCTATTTCTTTTTCAGCTACAGATAATTTATTCCATATTTTATCAGGTCTGTTCATACTAAAACCTCTGTAACCACGTCTTCTAAAGTAGTACAATAGACGAGGTTTATTATTCTCTGCTAATATAGGCATCCCGTAAAATATACAAGCCATTAGAATATCTTCAAAGAATATCTCTGCTGTTTGTGGTCTTGCTAAATACTCTAAAAAAAAACTGTTAGCTGGAGCATCTTCCATACTGAACTTAGTTAAACCATGAAGCGCACCTTTAGATCCAACACCATCAACAGTACCTGATATATCATAACTATCACATCCAAAAGAGCCCATGTGCTCGTTACCTGGATGTTTAACTCCATTTTTTACTATAACTCTATTTTGCATATGGCTAGGTGGTACCCAGCTAATTTTAAATCTACCATTTTTATCAGGGTAAAATATAACTTTTGAATCTTTAACTCCACCTACCCACTGAAAATTACCCTTGGTAACTCCGAGTGTCCTAGACATCTCTTCGTTGTAGTCTATTTGCTCGTATATCTTTGTTAGATTAAATATACTGTTTTTAGCTTCGTCTCTAAAAGCGTGTT